TGTCAACTGCGGACAGTAGACCTTTAGCGGTAGCTACATCAAAGTGTGGCAGGGTTGCTTCAGCACGTTTAGTAAGAGCAGCATCAGCTTTTTCTACTTCTGCGGTCTCTAGTGCTTTAAGGATTGGTGCTGGAATGTCAGCTTTGTTGATCTGCTCACCATCGTACTCTACATACTCAGGTACAGCAGCTTTAGTTACTTTGTCAGCTTCGATAGAGTAGCCTTCGTCAAGGAAAGACTTGCGTAGACGCTCGTTCTCTACCTTCAGCTTCTCAACATCTGCTGTGAGGGTTTCTACTTCGTCAAAGGACTTCATAAGAGCATCCATTGCGGTCTTACGATCACAACTTTTAGCTTTCATGTACTCTTTGATCTTGGCGTCCATCTCAGGTGCCATCTTTTCTAGTTCGTCAGTCATATCGTCTCCATTAAGAGCTTTGAAAATAGGAGCCTTCGCCATTGGGTTAGCTCCTTTAGGAACCAAACTCAATTCGTCCAGTTCAAGGTTAATAAGTTCAGTGGGCATTAGAACTCCTGTTTCTGTGCGCGGCCTCCAATGGAGAACTCCGCATAATCACCAGACTTGACTTTATCCCAGAGGGCATCATCAGTTACATGGTAACCAGTGATCCAACCCTCCTTGTCAGACTGGATTCCTAGTGCTGCACAAATCTCTTTGCTCATGGGGAACGAGTGGACGATCTGCCCTACCTGCTCACCTGAGTGATTGAGTTTCCCAACTCGTACACCCTTCATAAACTCATTGATTGATTTGTGTAGCGTATCTGTTTTGATGACATCACCCTGTAGGTCTACTACAAGCTCACCGTTGTATGTGGTAACTGAGGCCCAACCGTAGATGATACGTTGGTCTTCGTCGATCTTGATGATCTTCATGGCTTCATCAGCCTTAGTAGTTTCACTCACGGTGGTGTCAGCCTCCCACATCCTACAAGACCAATAGCCAGCACTCGTCTTGTCTTTCTTACTGTCGCAACTATGTCTAGCACGGAAGTTGGCCCTAGCTTTAGGATCATCCCTACGGATTTCCATATTAGGATCACCGAAAGTAACTCGTTTTACCTTGCCACCATCTTGAACGAACACTTCGAACTTCTTGTTGTCACCTTTAGGTGTTCTACGAGGCTTATTCAGTGTTACCTGCTGACCTTGATACTCAGCCTTAGCGAAGTCAGACTTCAGGATTTCAGAGATAACCACCCTAAGTGCTTCCATACGATCTACCGTAGGCTCATCCTCAGCCTCCTCAGAGGCCATACCTTCATTCTCAGGTGTGTAGTATGCCAAATACTCTTCATGGCTCTCAGCGGGCATATATACGGCCTGTCCATCATACGTACTTACGTGGATAGCACCATCAAGGCCCATGTCCATGCTACGCGCTCTAGCCTCACCTTCTGTAGTGAAGATGTCATTAGCGTAAGCAGCCTTCTTAATAGCACTGTAGGCAGCAGCCATAGCTTTTCCTTCGTCTTTGGTCTCTGCAAATACAGAATTGAATACTTGTCGGAACTGACTTCTCTTGCCTTCGGGGATACTAGAGGGGACATCACTCACGGAGGAATACGGCATTATGTGACTACCTTAGCTAAGTAACCTTGGAAGCTACCGAACACGACTGCGTTGTTTGAGTCTGACTCAGCTACAATACGTATATCAGCATTTCTAGGGATTATGATTGCAGGGTCTAAGTTGATATTCCAGTTACTACCTACAGAGTTAGCTGATGCAGCGGCACCTTGAACGAATACCCTACCTGCTAGTCTAGTCTCTAGGTAAAAGTCTACAGCAGCAGCTTGCTTACCTGATACACCACCAAAGCCGCCTGTTAGGACGTAGTAATCAGTGTCACTAAAGGTGGTAGCCCCTTTGAAGGACTCTTGAAATCCTAGAGGGATGTCTATGTGTATCTTGGTTTGGTCCGTAGGTACACCATTCGTAAGAGGCGTGTCCTCGTAAACTACAACTCGACCTTGGAGTAGACTACCATTATTGTTACTAGTGATAGATACCCTAGCTAAAGGAATAGATAGTGCCACTCTTGTACGACCATTAAGATTGATAACTTGAGTTACAAAAGTGAATTTCTGATCGAACCCTGTACCTGTGACTGTGTGGCCTTCAAGGTATATCTCCTCACCGTCAGCTATAGAGCTTGAGGATATACTATCAATGGAGTTAGTGGATACATAAGTTTCATGTGTATCGTTGACTGTCCACACTGTAGCCATAGTATCAGCAGTAAGAGGGGCGGATTTACCAAACTTAATTAAAGACTTCGCCTTAGCATCTATAGACACCATATCACCGAAAGTTTGGTAAATCTCTCGTTCAGCTTGGACTAACCTAGCATCGGGGACTTCGTAGTTTCTACGCTCCCAAGTCATTACTCGCCCACCACGTTGTCATCTTCTTCTGAGGTCTTACCCTTAGAACCTACAACACTGTCATCAGGTCCATCGTAGTAGTCTGTACGAGCAGCATCAGCCATATGTTTACGTTCAAGGGACTCAGCGTATACTTCTAGGTCCAAAGGTGGTAACTCAGCGTTAGCCAAGAGTGCATCTACAATGTCAGGCTGGTCAGCAAGGCTAATGTCAGCACCGTTAAGGTTACGTAGGTAGCTACCCAACTCTTTAAGGTCGTGTGGGGCAACATCACCAGCAGTAATCTTAGGCATCAACTTAGGGTCAAGGCCATTCAACTGCCAAAGGGGTTCTACAAGTTGCTTGTTAAGAACGTCTACGATAGTTTGGATGTAAGCTTCGAGTGCGCGTAGGAATAGATCAGTCTTGGATTTTGATAGAGCATAGGAACCTGTTGAACCACCCCCCAGCATAAGAAACTCAGATAGAACACTTCTAGCAATGTCGTGTTGGTATCTCCGAATGATTGGGTCAATGTCGATGTTACGGTTACCACTGGCAGACATAAGTTCAATATCTACAAGCCTGTGGTTGCTTGGTCCTCCATCCTTATCGGGGTACATATCCGAAGGGAGGACAATGTAACCTTGCTCATTGAACTTGGTGTCACGGAGAATCTGCTGTAAACTGCCCAAGAAAGCTTTTTGTTCAGGGCTGGCATCCGGTGCAAGGTAATCAGCAGGGATACGAGCCAAAGGGATACCAGCAAGCTCTCGTTCAACTGCAATAGCCTCAATAGACTGAAGGTTGTTCAAGTATGTGTAGCTGGTGTAGGCATTACGAAGGATACTACGACCTGATGGGTCATTGTTGATAACCGTAGTACGGTAGTAGAGAGATTTCTTCGTAGGGATGTAGTGCTTACCGTCTGAATAGGCTTGCCCTGTGTCTTGGTACATGCCGAGGATGTCACCTGTCTTCTGGTCTACATCAAAGCGGGATACGGTCCAAGGCGCACGAGAGGCTAACTTACGTACACCAATCCTACCATCAGGGAACTTAGTCTTCTTCTTAGGGTTCAGAGTGCTTGTGGACTCCCTACGCTTGTAAACTACCTCAAACCATGAGAAGCCATACCCAAGGAAAGAGAGTGCTTCACTGATGTGGTCATCTAGCGTGTGTTCCATGTCCTCTAGGACTTGCTCTACGAAGTTAGCTTCAGCCTTGGCTTGGTCACTATCATCTGAAGGCTTAACCTTGAGGTCTACGTCACGAAGAATTTGCTCTACAGCGTAAAGGACAGCACCAATGGTGGCATCATTATCCCTCATTTGCTGGTAGGTACGAATGGCCTTCTTACCACGAAGTTCAGGCAGGAACTCATCAGCACGTATTTGGCCATTGTGAGTATTAGAGCCAGATACACCAAGAATAGCCTTAGATTGTGTTTCACTGAGCTTAGAGGCCATTATAGGTTCCCTTTAATCTTGGAGGTCTGGTTTGATAACTACGGAAATATAACTGTTGTTAGGGAAAGTCTCTTTGGAAGTGTCCGCATAAACAACCTCAAACTCCGCTTGGTACATGCCCGAATTGGCAGTATCCGAAGCCACCCAGTCGTATCTAACTTGACCTGCCTCTGCGTCTACGATAGTGGCTGTGGAGTTTACAACATTACCATTGATATTACCCATGTAGAAATTAACAGTGGCGCTAGATACATCAACAGCTACACCACTAGCATCCTGTAGGGTAGCTAACATAGACGGGCTAGTGTCGTTCTGTTTAACGTAAAACTTCATTATGCAGCCTCATTAGCGTTTTCTACTATTACTTTGTTCGGGGTGTTAGATGTCAATACACAAAAGTTTATACTATTGACTGTTGTTACTGTATTATAAGACCTGTTGGATACGTGTACTGCACGACCTTGTGCTGCATTAAGGTACCCTATACCTACTACCGGACTGCCTGTTACTACAGCAACCAAGGTTAGTTGGTGGACTTGAGCAATAACCGATAGGCTTACAGTAGGCTCTTGAGAAACTACACCATCGGCATCTATGTCATGCGTCTGGGCTATACTTGAGGTGCCTACGGTAGGCGCACCTGTAGTAATGGGAAGTGCAATAGCGCCTGTAGCTTCAGATACAGTGGGCGAACCAATGACAGGAGGCTCTGCGTTGATGTTAGCAGCAGCTAGTGAATGGTCTTGAGCCAAGGTTGACGGCAGAATAACAGGGAATCCTGTCGTCAAACCGTCAGCTAGAATAATTTGGTCTTGGGCTATGCTAGGTGTGCCAACAACAGGAACACCTGTGGTAATGGCTACAGCAACAATCCCAGCACCTTCGGAGATACTTGCAGCGCCAATTACCGGAGCGCCTGTAGTAATACTAGCGGTAATCAGGGAATGTACTTGCGTAAAATCTGTTAAATCTACCGTGGGTGAACCAGTAGTAATACCTAACAGGGAAATAGTTGTAACTTCAGATACAATAGGCACACCAACAGAAGGCGTTCCTGTAGTGATACCTACACCAGTAAGAGGGTAAACAATCTCAGCAGATACAACCCCATCATCACCTAACGGAGCGGAGGCGAGAGGGGAAAATCCTAGCATGGTTTACTCCGGTTTGGTGGGCCAGATGACCGCGTAGGGGTAGCCTTCTTGTGCGGTTATATCACGAAGCGCTTGGCGATACGATGCCCAAGCTGGTGCCATCGTGTTGTCGCTTAGGGCCATCCAGTCGGTCTGTTGCAGTAGGTTGTCACGGTGCGATCTGATGTTGCGCCCTGCGTCCTCGACGGACATGTTGCTGACTTCCCAGCCTTGTGTCCATGCGCCATCGACCTCGGTGAGCGCCGTCGGCGTAAGCGTCTGCGTCATGTAGTCAACCGTTGGCTGATCTTGTACGGTGTAAGGATAAACACCCCAGTCTGCCAGAAGCGCATCACTTGGCACTTTTGGAAAAGACGTGTTCGGGTTGTCACGACGTAGTTGCCCGATTGAGTAAATCTCAGGCTGGCCGTTTGTGATCTTCAAGTGTGGCATTTGGAGTGTCCTTTATGCGGTGAGGTCGTATTCATTCACATCGTCCCCGCTAACGCCAACAACATACATCTTTGTGCCGTCGGGTTTGAAGAATAGCCCGAGGGGTTGAGCTTCTTGCGCACCAACAGCTTTACCCCGAATATATACAGAAGTCGAAATATCCCAAGCCGTGTTCAAATCATATTCGTTGACCTGAGCGAGAGAGAAATTCTCGACATACATCTTTAGTCCGTCAGGCTTGAAGAAGATACCCGTTGGGGAGGAAACACCCTTGGTACGAACGAAGCTGACAACGGATAGACTCCAAGGTGTGCTTAGGTTGTACTCGTGGATTGTGTTGCTATTGAAACCAGTAATGTACATCTTTGTGCCGTCGGGTTTGAAGAATAGCCCAATAGGTAATAGAGTCTGCGCACCAACACTAAAACTCCGAATATATACAGAAGTCAAAATATCCCAAGCCGTGTTCAAATCATATTCTTCTACGCTATCAAAACCATACCCAAGAACATACATCTTTAGTCCGTCAGGCTTGAAGAAGATACCTGTCGGGGTGCTCTCTCGAGCACCAACAAAAAAACGCTGGAAGAATACGGCAGTTGAGACATCCCAAGCTATGCTCAAATCATATTCGTTGACGTAATCTTGAGAGTATTCAACAATGTACATCTTTAGTCCGTCCTGCTTGAAGAACACTCCCGCAGGGTCAGTGCCTTGAGCAGCGACAGGAAAGCTCTGCACAAAATCAGCAGTGGAGACATTCCACCCTTCCACCAAACCACCAGCCCCACCCGCACCAATCGCCTTAGACCACAACATTACGAACCATCCCCTACAAGAGCGCCGTAGAGCGTTGTGGATACTTTCCACAGTGCAATGACTGTAGGCACATCAGTGGCCAGCGTAGGAGCAGCGCCAGCGTTGTTTACCCATGTCGGTGTAGGCCATGTGATTTCGTATGCCGTGCCATCGTCAACGATAAGCGTGATAGCTTCACCAGCGGAAAGGCTGTCTGTGGGTGTAGATGCGCCAGAAAGCGTCCACGTCTGGATAGAGCCGTTGGATGGATCAAGAGCAGGCGTTGTGCCTGTCAAAGCGAATACGTCCTCAACCACAGTTCCAGTGATGATCGGGTCAACCAGCGTTTTGTTGGTCAGAGTGAATGTGCCATCGGCAGTGACTTCTCCGGGTTCACCTTGTGGACCAGTCTCGCCTTGGATACCCCGAATACCTTGCGGTCCTTGGATACCACCGTACCCCAAAGACGTCCAAGCGGCCGTACCGTCCCCAACCTTAAACTGGTCAGTATCAGTCTCAAGCCCGAACTCACCAGAGGCAAGAGTAGGATTGGCGCTAGTCCAGTTAGCAGCCGTGTCACGGCGAAGTTGGATTTGGTCAGCCATTATGCTGTTCCCCCGTCAATAGATTGTGCCGCGATGTAGACCGTACTTGCAGAACCACCGTCAATGCTTTGGGTGAAGTCGTCAGCTACAGCAGAAACGAACATCACCGCACTGCCCGTCAGGTTAAGCAGAGACCCCGTAGAACTTTCACCCAGCACCCGCGTCAAGGTTCCAGCAGAATAAGTACCTGTGCCGATCTCCCAGTCAGTGCCATCTTCAATGACGTAGCGAACCACATCAGAGTTTACTACACCAGCGTCAGCAAAGGTCTGATAGCCACTCTCGGCAGAGCCAAGGGTGATCGTGCCAGTGCCTGTGGTGGCAGTGGTCATCTTGGCTCTGTTTACGAGAGTTACCATACTAAATTACCTTAAGCGGGATCAGGAATACCGATTGCTACGGAAGACAGTGTGAAGGTGTTACCAGAAGTAACGGCTTGAGAGGCAGAAAGAGAGCCTGTAGCCAATAGGCGAGAGTTTACAGTATCTACAATGGCGTAGTGAGTAGCTGTACCTGTCCCTGTGACGGAGCCATCTGTGATAGCTGCAACAGTAACTTCACGGCCACCACCAGCACGGTCAGCAGGTGCGCCAATACTTAGGCTAGTGGAATTGCCAAGAGTGCTTGTGCTTGTAGCATCTGTGTAGGTAGTAGCCTCTTGAGAGGTAATATCAATACGGTTAGCTTCAGTGTCTAGGACCGTAAGGCCATTATCGAACACTCGATCATTAAGAGTAGCCATTATTTACTTCCTAGTCCTTTTGCGTTACTGTACGCCAGTTGTAGTTTAGGCTTAGTGTAGCCATTCATCATTAAGTCGGTTAAGGCCCAAACCATAGCATCAAGCCTGTCAGGAGAGCCAATGGAGCCTAAAGGTTCCCATGTACGCATCTGGGTTTCTAGCTCATTAAGGTTGGCCCCATCTTCAGGGTTCCTTACGTGTTTCACCAAACCCCTCTCGTACAGAGCAGAGATAGGTTCAGCACGGGCATACTTACCACGAGAGGCTCTCACAGCTTTGTAGGGGATTGTGTCGTCTTCACCGTGGATGGTCTGCTTAACCATGTCACCCCCTTGGTTGACTTCAGCTACAATCCTATCAGCCTCATACTTGTGGTAGAGTTCAATAGCTTTGTTAGCCCAACCTTGTGGGGAGAGTTTATCTGTGTAGTCACCTAAGATGTAACCATAGCCATTAACATCTACACCAGCTACAATAATACCAGTCATGTCAGACTCAGCATTGGAAGTGACAGCAGGGTCAAGTGCAACTACAATACGGTTTAAGGTGGGGAGGTCTTCTCTAGCGATCTGGCACTCATCAAGTGTCTCAGTCGTCCATAGAGCGCCTTCAGCTTCTTCTAGTACCTCAGCATACAATTCTTGCTTACCTAGTCGTG